TTCAGGAGAAGATTCAGGAGAAGATTCAGGAGAAGATTCAGGAGAAGATTCAGGAGAAGATTCAGGAGAAGCAGCAACAGGAGAAGATTCAAAAAAAGGAGCAACAGGAGAAGCAGCAGAAACAGATAAAAATGTAATAGCAGCAGAATTACAACAAAAAATAATTGATGATATTAATATATACGGTATAACTGATGACACAGATATATCAAAAATGTTTGATATATATAATAATGACTTATTGGATAAACAAACTAAAAATAATTTTAAAAGTAAAGTTAAAGATTATTTGCAAACTAATAATTTATTAATAAAAATAAAAACATTAAATATAAAATATAATGATTTTTTTACTAAAATTAATCATATTATAAGTAATAATGAATCATTAAATATATTATTATATATTCAATTAATTGAAAATTCAAAAGATAAAAAATATATTGAAAGACATATAAATACAAAAGATAATATTGCTGAAATAATTGATTATATTAATAATTCTGATAAATTAAAAAAAATTAATCTTATTTCTAAATTTAATAAAGTATTATTAGAGTATAATAAAGGTAAATCATCGCATAAAAAAAGTTATTTTAATTCATTAATTAATAAAATATATAAAACCACAACTGAATCTGAACATTTTATAGAAAAATTTGAAATATCAAAATATTTAAGTTATTTAAAAAATATTGAAGATATATTAAATTTTGATAGTTCAACTAATTTAACAGGAGGTAATGTTAATAAAAATGATTATATTGATATAATAACTAATACATATAATAACGAAGATTCATGTAAATTAGAGATAGAATTTTATAATCAAATATTAGAAAAAATAAAGAATGATAATATTGATGTTAATATTATAAATGAATATAAATTAGTAAGTATATCAAGTAATGATATAAATTATCAAGAATATGAATCAACTAAAAAAAAGTTAATAGATAATATTACTAAATTAATTGAAAATATAACAAAAGCAAATAAAACTGCTAAAAATTTATTAAAGTTTGAAAAAGATGAAAAAAAAGATTATGCAATGTTGGTATATAAAACAACAAAATATAACTTAATTATAGAAAAAATAATACCATATGTAATTTTAATAAAAGAAGAATTTATATTAATAGATTCAATTATAAATAATTATAAAAATAGTGATATAGATGATATTATAGATATTTTAAATATAATATATAGTAATTCTTATAGAAGAACTAAATTAAAACCATTTACTAGATATATATATGAAGTAATAAATATAAATGATATATATGATGATTTTATACAATATCAAATTATTGATAATGTACAAGATACAAATTATAATAAAAAAATTAAAAAAATAAAAAATATATTATTAGAAATAACTAATACAGCTAGTAACAAAAATATTGATATATTAAATAAATTAAGTACTAATATAAATAAACCATCATATTATATAGTAAGAGGACCTGAAAATCAACAAAATGCTTTTAGTCCAGATATAACATTAGATGAAGAAGTATTATTTAAAACTGTATATAATAATAAAAAAATAAAAGATATAAATATAAAATATACAAAAAAACCAGAAAAAGAGACTGATTTAAAAATTATAAATAAAGTTAATAATAAATATATTGAAAAAAATTTTAAAGAAATAATTGAAAAATATAATGAAATAGTTTTATTTATAATGGGTGATTGTAATTTATTTAATATTTTAGAATCTAAAACTATAAAAACAATTAAAAAATTAATAAAAAGACCAGTATATGTAAATACTGTATTATATAAAATTGATTATTCATTAAACTATTTTAATAGAAATTATAATAAAGATATTAGATTATTTAATAATCCAAAATCAAGTTTAATAATGTTTAATGATTTATTAAATAACAATGAAGTAAAAATAATTATAAATAATCAAATAAATAGTTTAACTACAACTAATTCTGATAATCAAGATGATATTATAAATAGTATAAATGATGTTTATAATAAATATATAAATAATATAGATATTCAAAAAATATATAGTATAAATAATAATAGTAATATTTTATATAATATAATTGAAAATAAATTAATGACTACTACACCAAAACCTATATATCTTAATTATAATGATTATGATATATATTTATCTATAAATAAAGATAAAGAATTGAAAAATATAAAATTAAGTAATATAAATACTATTTAAAGAAAAATATATGATATTTATTAATAATGATGTTTAATAGTTATATAAATGAAATAAATAATTCATCAAGAATAATAATAATAGGAGATGTACATGGAGATATTAAAAGATTTAAATCTATATTGATTGATAGTAAAATAATAAATGATAATTTAGAATGGATAGCGGATCCTCCTAATACAATAATAGTTCAATTAGGTGATCAAATAGATAGTTTAAATAGAAACACAAATGAAAATTGGGAAATATTAAATGATTATGAAATGATATATTTTACAGAACATTTAAATAATATAGCAAGAGTTAAAGGAGGATTTTGTATATCTTTAATAGGTAATCATGAATTGATGAATGTAATAGGAGATTTTTCATATGTATCTCCTTTAAATAAAAACGATGAAACATCAAGAATATCATTATTTAAACCGAAAGGATCAATAGCATTAATATTAGCAAAGAGACCATTAATAATAAAAATAAGAGATTTATTATTTTGTCATGCTAAATTAGAGTTAGAACATTTAAAATTATTAAAAAAATATAATAAAGATATATTTTATATTAATTATATATGGAATAATTATTTAGAAAATAATAAAATAAATATAGAAGATAAAGAAATAATAGATGAAATTATAATTGGTTCTAATGGAATATTATGGAATAGAAATTATAATGATTCAATAAAAACAAAAGAATTATATAATGAATTAGGTATATCTTATATGTTTGTAGGGCATACTGCTTTAGAAAAAATAACATTTGTAGATAATCAATTATGGTATTGTGACACGGGATTATCAAGAGCATTTGGAACGACAAAATATCAATATATAGATATAAATAATAATAGTATAAATATAAAAACAATTAATCTTTTAGAAGATAATTAACATTTATATTAGCAAAAGGAAGAGGTCCAGAAGAACATTTAGGTTTAGGATTAAAACCAATTTGATTATTAGATAAATTCATATTATTATAATCTATTTCTTTAAATTGATTAATATAAGAACCTTCTTTAAGATCATCAGAAGTATATATTAATTCATTTTCAAATGCTTGTATATCATTATTATTAGGAATATCTAAAAATGATAAATCATTAGAATTATTTTTTTGTTTATATTTATAATTATTACCATGAATATGATTAATTTGACTATAGATAATCATAAAAATTATAATAAAAATAATTAGTAATATTATAAAATTATTCATCATCTATAAAATAACTAATATTTATTTCTTCTTCTTTTTTATTTTCATCATTAGAATCAATATCTTCAATAAATATATTTTCTATATAATTTTTAATTAAATATTTATTTGTTTTATAATATTTAAGTCTTTTAAATCCTTTATATTTTAAAACAGATAATTCATCAAATATATCAATACATAATGGTATATATTTTCTATCTTCTTTTTTTTCTCTTAAAATTCTACCAATAGATTGTTGAATATCACTAATAGGACTAGCTAATATAACAGTATTAAGAGTAGGAATATTTAAACCTTCACTACTCATTTGATAAGTAGCTAAAATAATTTGTTTAGTAGCTGAAATATCTAAATCATTCATTTTCATACCACCAACATAATAACCATAAGATGCTAGATTATTATTTTTAATTAAATCTTCTAAATCTTTTAATTGATTTTTTCTCTCAGATAAAATTAATATTTTTCTATCAGGTTCATTTTTAATAATTTCTGATAATAATTCTATTATAAATAATGTTCTAGGTTTATAATTACATATATTATTAATACATGATACTATATTAGGTTGTCCATTATATAAAGTTTTAATATTACTGTATTCAAATGCTGGAGAAAAATATTTATGAACTTGGACAATCATTTCATTTGTAGATTTATCATTTTTATAAATATAAACTGATTTTCCTAAATACCATTCAAAAACTTTTCTTAAACCATCTTTTCTATTTAATGTTGCTGATAATCCTAAAGTTAATTTAATATTCATTTTTCTAAAAGCCCTTGAAAATACTTCAGATGCTATATGATGACATTCATCAATAATAACTAATCCAAAATCTTTAAAAATATCAGAATTATAATCTCTTATTGCTAATGATTGTAATGTTGCTATTACAATATCTTTATTTTCTATATCAATTTTATTTTGTTTAATTTTACCGATTCTAGCATTAGGAACAAAATCTTTTATACTATTAATAAATTGTTCATTTAGAAAATCTTTATGAGAAATAAATAAAGTTTTTTTCTTAAAATAACATGATATATATATACTCATAATTGTTTTACCAAAACCACAAGGAACACTGATAATACCTCCTAATTTTGCTGGATTTTTAGCAGCCTCTATAAAATTTTCAATAGGTTTTTTTTGAATATCTCTAATAGTACCATTGAATATTAAATTTGGACAATCTAAACCATCGCTAATATTATTATTATTAGGAATACCAAATTTATTTAATCCATAACATTTAGGCATATATAATTTATTATCACTTTCAAGATATATAGGATATTCTTTATTATTAGAAAAAGAAGAATTAGGATTAAAAATAGGTGAAACTGTTAATTCTTTTTTTATTTCTTTAATTATTTTTTTATTATTATCATTTTTCAATATAGAATAACCTCTGGATGAAATAAAAGTTTCCATATAAATAATAAACAATTAAGTATATTAAATTAATTTTATATATATTTAAATAAGAATGATATTAAATTTTATTAGAATTTTATTATTAGTATTTTTGATATTAGCTATATTAATAGATATAGAAGTACCACCAATATTAACATCACAGGTTCATCAATTATTAATAGCAATATTTATTATTAGTATAATAGTAGTAGTTGATGAAATTATAGGATTTCTATTAGGATTAATATTTTTAATAATTTATTTTAAACATTATCAAAAAATTATAAACAAGTCAAATAATTCTGATTTAAATGAACCTTTAATAAAAGCATATAATCCTTTTATGATGAATAATATAGATAAATTTAGTGATGATATTAAACCAACACATAATAATAAAACAGAAAATATTCCCAATGGTACTGCTGTATTAAATGAATCAACTAATTGTTTAGTAATGCCATATATATCAACAGAATTATTAGATAAAGCACAAAATAATATATATGATAATGATAATTATTATAAAGAAATAAAAAATATAGAAAATGCTTATGGAGTTCAAGGATTAAATTCTGATAAAACACATTATTTAGCCTTTGATAAAAATGATATTAATAATAATTATTAAAGAAAATTATAGAAATATAAAATATAGATAGATATAAATAAAATAAATAATTTAATATATAATTCGTATGTTTCATATATTATATTAACGGATAATGGTAATTTATCAGAAATCATAGTAAAAAATATTGGAGAAAATATAATAAAAACTATAATAGTAATTATAATAGATTTTTTTATATAATCTTCATTATAATAAGATTGTTGTTGTTTTGGTTTTTTTTGTTTATTAATATCAGGTTCTTGAAAATTTTCTTGATTATAATTTATATTATAATTATTTTTTTGTGTTAGATTAACAGGTTGTTTTTGTGTATTTATTTCTAATTCTTGTTGAAATTCATTTAAGATATCTTTAACCATAGGATCATCGCTATCATCAGTATAATTATCATTATTTTTAGAAGTTTTCATAGGAATACTATCTATACTAGTTGTCATGTTCATTTATTATAAATTAATATAAATAAAAAAAATAAATTACGCAAATAATTTAGAAAAAAAGTTAGGTTCATTTAATTTATTTTCTGGAGTATAAGGTCCATTATAATTTTCAACCGGATTTTCATTACATTTAACATTTATTTTTGAATATTTATAACATTTATCTTCAAATTTAAATATTTTACCATCAATATCAATAGTATTAGGAGCTATATATAATATACAATTTTCTTTACAAACTCTTTTAAAAATAAGTGCTAAAGATAATCCAAATAAAGCACTAATTAATGTTTGACCTGTTTCAGTATAGAATAATCTACTTATAATATCTTTAATTTTCATTTAATTCTAATATACATAAATTTAATTAATTGGTTGTTCTATAGCATAATTATTACATTTAACTTCTTCTGCTTTATATTTATAACATAAATCATTTTCATTTCTATAGACAATTTTATCAATATTATAAGGATTTGGATATCTAATAATTATTTTTTGTTTAGGCGCAGATAAATAAACAAATAATATTCCAATAGCAAAAGATATTATAAATGCAAAAAAATTAAAATTAAATGTTGGTTCTTTCATATATCTAATCTATTAATAAATAATAGAATAATATAAAAATGAATGAATCATTATCAGCATTTATTCAAATATTTAATAATATATTTGAAATATTAAAAACATTATGGACATTTTTTGTTACTTTTTTTAAATTATTAAAACCTTTTTTTGATATAATAATAATAATATTAAAATCAATAAGTTATATTGTATCAATATTTATAAATTTAAGTACATATATATTATTAAATATACGTAATATATTTATGTATATATTATTAAATATAGGATATATTTTTACAAAAATATTTGAATTTATAAATATACCATTAGAATATATAAATAAACTTATAAAATATATTTTATATATATTAAGTTATATTACATTCACAATATCATATATTATTGGATTAACAGTTAATGAAAATACGGATGAAGCTGTATTATTTTAGTTTTTTTACAGTATATATTTCGGGAACAATTGGAATATTAGGATATTTATAATCAACTAAATTTTGTAAATCAATTAAACTTTTTGAATTATACCATTTATCATACAATAATTTTCTATTATATAAATATTCATTATATAATAAATTAGATTCATATCTAATATTTTCAAATTTATTTATATAATATTCTTTTTTTTTATTTTCATTTTCTTTTTGTTGATTTAATAAAATACGATGATTTTCACATTTAGTTAATAATTCTTTTTTAACATTAGGATTTGTATTATTAATAAAGGAAGTTAATAATAATCCAAAATCATTTACTTTCATATTTATTATCTATTATTATTTATCTATTTTAAAATTTGGATTATATATATTTGGTTGAGTATCTTCAAACATACTTTTATAATATTGATCTAATCGTTGAGAATCCGATAATTGTTCTTCATATTCACTTCTAGGAATATATTTAATAATTACTTTTGGTGTAGTAGCTTTTTTATATTTTTTACTATAATATCCTTTTATTATTAAAATCATACCTATAAATAATAAAAATATTGCTATTGATTTCATTTTATTATTCTTAATTATAAAATGTATAAAAATTAATAACCAGATTTTGTTCTAGCAATCCATGGGTCTTCTTGTGCTAAATCTTCGGCAATATCATCTTTACGAGTAGATTTTGCGACACCTTCTTGTTTTCTTTTATCAAATACTTCATCTCTATCATCCATATTTTTCTTATATTGTTTCATAAGAGTATTTAGTTGAGTTTCAGAATATTCTTGATCTTGAAGATCATTTGGATTTGGAGACCATGGACACCAACAACCAACTTGACCAATATAAATATCAAATTTATTATCAACTTTCTTTAAAAATTCACAACGTTGTTTAGCTTCTTCTACTGTATCAAATACACCTCTGACTTTAATACCTCTTACAGAAGTTGTAAAATTATTTTCTCTATGAAAATCTTTTTCAATTTCATCAGAATGTACTGATTTAAAAAATTTATATTGTTCATCTAATTCTTTTGTATCAAAAATATAATTATGATTATTTTTAATAGTTTCAATTAGATCATTGGAATCGGGATATTTAAGTAATAAATTATCAAGTAATGTTTTCATATCTCTAGAAAAATTTACTAAAAAGCGTGAATAATAATAATTTTCTTTATTAACTAAAATATCTTCAGGACTTAAAAATGATAAACAACAATAATTTTGATTTCTAATAGGTTTATCTTCATCTAAAAAATCAACTTCTTTTGTTGATACTAAGGTTTCTTCAGTAGTCATTATTTACCTATTTTATTATTATAATAAAAATCTTATATATTTTTATTTTCTCCTTAATAAATATAAATAAGTATTGAAAATAATGGGTGGTGATGCTAGTTATACTTTTGATATGTGGGAAGCAATTATACGTTTACTTAAGTATGCTATAGAAGCAATATTTGTAGCATTAGCAGCATATGCTTTACCTCAACAAAAATTAAAGATAAGTGAAATATGGATGATTGCTTTAACTGCTGCTTGCGTATTTTCTATATTTGATATATTATCACCTTCAATATCTGCTGGTGCTCGTCAAGGTGTAGGATTAGGTGCTGGATTTAGATTAGTAGGTTTCCCTGCTTAAATTATAGAGAAGGAATAACTTTATAATTTAATTCTTCACATATTTTTTTCCATATTTGGTCTTGAGCGTATAATTTTTCTCTGCTTTTTAGTAATGGAAAAAATTTTAAATATTCGTTTAAACCTAATATTTGAAAAAATTTATATAAAACATAACTATATGATAAGAAATTTTTTCTATCTTTAGGACAATGTTTTAAAAAAGGTGCTTGAATATCTCTAAACATACTACATAATTTTTCTTCTAATTCCGCAGAAAATTGAGGAGTCGGTATACCATTAATTCTATTAATAATATAATTAATATGTTCATAATATTTATTAATTCTTAATCGTTTTAATATTTCCCTCATTTTATTATAAGTTATGTTTTTAGTATCGTGTATTTTTTCTTTTTTTATTTCATTTAATATTTTTTCAAAAACTTCATTTGGTATATCAGTACTTTCTTTTCCTTGTACTTGATTACACCATTCTCTAAAATGATTTATTCTTTTATAACTAAAATGATATGTATCTTTTGTATTTTGTTTTAAAATAGGTCTATTTTGTTCAACTAATAATGGTTCTTGATAACCACAATTATTACATATCATAATAGCATCTTGTTGTAGAGATATAAGATTATTAAAACATTTTTTACAAATTTCTCTAGAATCATAGTTAATTTTTTTAATATGATTATTATTAGTAATAGCTAAATATTCATCAACTAAAGAGCTTTTTTCAATAATTTTTTCGGTGTCATGTTCATTTTCATCTTCGTTAATTTTATTTACATTTAAATTAAATGAATCTATAATTGATTTATTTTTAAATTTAATATTATTAATGGTTGAATTATTATTATATGATTGTTTATCTATCATATCATAATAATTAAATAAAATAGAACTAGTATTTTCATAATATTCTATTTCATTTGTATTATTAATTATTTTTATATGGTCTTTTAATTTTATTATATCTTCTTTAATTCTAATATTACTATTCCATAATTCATTATAATATTTATCATCAATTATTCCGCTATTATTATATTTAATAATATCATAATTTATATTACTATTTATTTCTTCTAATTCTTTAATTTTTGCTTTTGATATCTGTTCTTCTAATATTTTTGCTGAATAATTATTTATAATTTTATTATGCATAGCATCTAGAGTACTTATATCCTTATTAGAACAAACCCTTTTCTTATTAGTTTTATCTTTAAACATTCAAATAATGTTATATCTATTTTAAATGTTTATAAATATGCTTATATAATTAAAAATTAATTGTTCTTTTTTTTTCTCCTATTATAGTATAAAGAATATAGCATAAATGGGTGGTGGTCTTCTTCAACTCGTTGCTT